CAAAATGTGGATTGACACTTTGTACAACTTTGTGCGTGTCACGCCTGGTACCAACATTGGCCGGGACAACTTCCGCGCACTGGAAATCGCAGCACTAGACAACGACATCAACTCGGCCATGAAGATGTTGGATCGGTCAGAGAAAAAAGGTTATCGTGTGCTGGAAGCACCCAAGAAATCCACCCCTGCACCGCGCAATCCCGTGGCCAGAGCCGCACAACGGGTGGCCCGGGGCGCGGGCACACACAAGAATCCCAAATCCTATCAACGGCAGCCCAAACACAGGAACCGTTGAACACATAAATACAAGTACAAGGCACAAAGATGAAAATAGCAGACATTTTACGGGTATTAGCCAATAACCTAGATCACCCCGAAGGCGGATCGCCCGATCCTCGCATACAAAATCCCGCTGGCTTGATCAATGCTGAAATACAAGTGGCAGTCAGCGATGACGACTCTGCTGATACCACTGCCAGTGGCAATGAAAAAAGTCCCGATGATCTCTTTTTGCCTCCCTTGCAGCAAAAGCAAGAACTGTTGAAAAAAGCCGTGGGTGTGGAAAATGTCTATGATGACGGAACTCCCGAGGAAGCAGAACAAGCCGAAGAAGCACAAGGCGATTTGACACAGAATCCTGACATCATTGATCGTATAAAAAAACTCAGTGGCATTCCCGTGGCTGCCATACAAGAACTCAGCAACGACGAACCGTTAGATGACTAAGGTGTAGCACATGAGCTACATTCAAAACTTATTCACCAGTAGAGATAACAACGCACAGGGCAATACCTATGTAGGGCAACAGGGTCGCATCTGGTGGGATCCAGATCGCAACGGATTTTACTACAGCGATGGCAATACTGCTGGTGGTATCTTGGTTGGCACCGGAGGCGGTGGTGGCAATGGAGTTCCCGGTGGATCCAACACACAAGTGCAGTTTAACAATGCTGGAACATTTGGTGGCAGCGCAGACTTTACCTTCAATGGCTCAGTGGCCACCTTAACAGGCAATCTAGCAGCCGGCAACATATTGACCAACAACTATTTGTATGCCAACGGTGTTTCGATCTTTGGCAACACTCCATTCGCAGGCAACACATCATTCAGCAACATCTCTGTCACTGGGGTGGCCAATCTCGGCAACTTTACCATCTCAGATCAGACCATGTCTGGCACAGTGGCTGGTCGTGACATAACCTATGCCACCGTTGGCGGCAATGCCAATCTCAATGTATTGGGTGGATTTCACATACACAGCTCCGATCTAAATGCAGAACCAGATTTTGCAGTAGATCGCGATGGTCGCATACGTGCTCTAGTGCCCGATACCAGCAACCTGGCAGCATCGTTCCAGATCGTGGGATCAGCCGATGGATCAATAGTAGATCCACAGAACTATGGTGTGATGTTGCACATCACTGGACAGCCCAGCATACCCAGTCGCATCTACAGCGATGGTGCGGCCAACTATTCGGCTTATATTGGCCGTAGATACAATGGCACTTCGTTGGCACCCACAGGCGTGCTTGGTGGACAGATTATCAGCCGTGTTGCGGCCACACCTTATCTCACAGATGGAACCTGGCCTGACATATCCACCACACGCATAGATTTTGTAGCAACTGAAAATCAGACTACCCTGCAACAAGGGTCAAAAATCCAGATTTGGACCACGGCTCCGGGCAATACTGCAACTGAATTGACCGCAGAGTTTGATCCACTGACCACCACCATACACGCAAATCTTAACCCAGCAGTGAACAATATTTTTGGACTGGGCAACAGCACCAACAAGTGGTCCAATGTGTGGGTAGGTCCCAATAGTTTGTTCCTTGAAGACTCGGTGCTGGGCAATGATGCCGAAGTCCATGTGGACAACGGTGTATTCTATGTAGATGGTGTCACTGCCATGCAAGTGGGCAATATGCAGATGACCACCGATGGTCTGCGACTGACCACAGCCGGCTCTGGAGAAAACATCCAAGTAGGTGAAAACGCCGATACCGGTTACATGGAAGTCAACATGGTGGGCATCGAGTTCCGTGACGGCACACGCCAGACCACGGCAGCCATACCACTCACACAAAAAGGCAATGCGTTTGGAGTGGTACCACTCAATGCCTCAACCAAGATCGATCCCATATATCTGCCAGCAGGTGGTGTCAACTTCCTGGGTATCTGGAATGCAGCCAACAACTCACCTACCTTGGCCGACGGTGTGGGCAATGTTGGCGACGAATACATCGTGGGCGTGGCCGGCACACAGGATCTGGGCTCGGGCAACATCACATTCGCAGTAGGCGATTTCGTTCTCTATACTTCAGGAAATGTGTGGGCAGACGTTCCTGTGGGCGGATCTGGAGTGCAAACTTTCAATGGCCGTACTGGAATAGTCACACTGTTCAGCAGTGATGTGACCAACGCACTCAGCAACGGCAGCATAACCAACAACTTTTTGGCAATAGATCATTGGACATTTCAAGCAGGCGCTGGAATCGGAATAATTGGCAACAGTGAAGTAGAATTAGGCGACACCATTACGGTGACCAACCAAGGTGTCACGGCAGCCATAGCCGGAACAGGTGTCACAGTATCATCAGCCACGGGCAATGTCACATATTCTATTGGCCAACCCGTGGGCGGCGCCAACTCTGTGTCATTCTTGTCAGTAACATCCAATAGCACCATCCAGGCCACTGGCAACATCACCGGTGGCAATCTTGTCACTGCAGGACAGGTAGTGGCCACGGGCAACATCCGTGGTGGCAACTTGATTACTTCGTCAGGCACAGTGGTCAACAATGGCCTGACCACATCAGGTAATGTCACAGCAGTCAATATCACAGCTAGCACACTGATACAAGGTGCCACGATTGTGGCCACTGGCAATGTCACAGGTGGCAACTTGGTAGGGCAGAACCTCACACCCACCCGAGTGACCTTTGTTGGCTCAGGCAAAGAAATCGACGACGATGCTGAATTCACTTACAACGATGTCACCAACACGCTCAGCGTGGGCAACATCACTGCTTCGGGCAATGTCACTGCTGCCTACTTCTTGGGCAACGGCACACAACTGACCGGTGTTGTGACCACAGGATTCCCCACTGTGGCGGCCAACGGCACCAATCTTGTGGCAGATTCTGCCACAGATACCTTGACTTTGGCCGCAGGCAACAACATAGTGCTCACCGGCAACGCCACCACTGACACTGCTGCATTCGCTGTGAGCGAGTCACCTGTATTCTCGGGCAATGTCACAGCGCCTTATTACTATGGCAATGGATCCACGCTCACAGGCACCACCGGCGGCAGCACATTCTACGGACAGTTCTGGAGCACAGTGAGCCAGCCCAATGACGCTGGAAATGCTGTGCCAATGACACTTGACACATCGGACGCATTCAACACAGGTGTCAGCATCGCAGTAGGCAACATTTCGCACATTGTGATAGCCAATCCCGGTGTGTACAACATACAGTTTTCGGCACAGTTTTCCAAGACCGATTCGGGACAGGACACTGTGAGTGTTTGGTTGGCCAAGGATGGTGTGAATGTACCGGACAGTTGCACAGATCTAGATCTTAACGGCAACAACGCCAAGATTGTTGCTGCCTGGAACTGGTTGGTCAATCCCACTGTGGCCAATACCTACTATCAGATCTATTGGTCCAGTTCAGATTCCGCTTTGGAATTACTGTCGATTGGTGCGCGAACCACTCCCACCCGACCCGCGGTACCCAGCTTAATAGTAACTGTGACACAAGCATAATAAAGGAATCACAATGTCAAAACTCTTTGTTTTTTTAGCACTAATCATCGCCATGCCGGCCTGGGCGCAGAAACAGCCCCAATCAAAACTCCATGACTGGTCAGTTACCCGAGTGGTAGACGGAGACACAGTTGAGTTTGCTGCTCCTTGGTTGCCTGACCCGCTGAAGAAAAAACTCAGCGTGAGAGTGTATGGTGTGGATACGCCAGAAAAAGGACATCGTGCCAAATGCGAATCCGAAGCCAAGCGCGGAGCCGCTGCCACTGAGTTTACCAAGGCATTTGTGGCATCTGCCAAAAAAACACAGATAGCATTGATCGACTGGGACAAGTTTGGTGGCCGTGTGTTGGGTGATGTCATCGTGGATGGTCGTAGCCTGCGTGCCGAATTGATCAAAAACGGTTTTGCCAGAGAATACTATGGTGAAGCCAAACAAAGTTGGTGTAACTGAACAAAATAATCGTTGACACGCCGAGGACACTAAGTTAATATTGTATCATTAACTTAGGAGTCTCAGATGTCACAATCCCGTAATTTTTCCTCGGAACAAAAAGCCAAACTCACACAACTGTTCAACGAAGGCAGCCAGGTCATGCACGAAATTGAAACCTTGACCGAAGGTCTCAACGACACAGTCAAAGCCATTGCCGAGGAAATGGAAATCAAACCCTCAATCCTCAAAAAGGCCATCAAGATCGCCCACAAGGCCGAGTTTGGTAAAGAGCAACAAGATCACGAACTGTTGGAAAATATTCTGACCACAGTTGGCAAGACTCTGTGACCAGTACATATGCCCAGTGGCGAAACAGCATTGGGGACTATGTCAAAAACGACTGGAGAGAAAATCCCTTTCGCTTTTGCTTAGAAATGACCGGTTGGGCCATCAGCATAGGCTGTAGTGTTACCTATGCTTGGACTGTGCCTAACTTGCCGTTCATCCCATTGTACTCTGCTTTTATTACCGGCTGCTTGATTATGGCATGGTGTGCCTACACTCGTGGCAGTTTTGGTATCCTGGGAAATTATTTGTTGCTGAGTATTATTGACAGCATAGGACTGATCAAGCTAATTATACAGCAGTCATAAGGTTCGCCGCCTCAAGGCAAGATTGGTATTTGCACAGCCCAAAGTGTGCATAGGAGAACGAATTTGAGTTATGTTGATGCACTACACAGCCGCGATGAAGATCGTATCTATGTAGTAGAGCGTGTAGCAGGTGCAAGGAGATACGAAGAGTATCCAGCCAACTATATCTTTTACTATGATGATCCGCGTGGCAAATTCCGCAGTGTGTATGACACGCCTGTTGCAAGATTCAGCACACGCAACTTTAAAGAATTCCAAAAAGAAATACGCATACAGTCGGGCAAGACCTTGTATGAGCAGGACATCAAGCCTGTGTTGCGATGCCTGGAAGAAAACTACAAAGGCAAAAAGTCTCCCGAATTGCACGTGGCATTCTTTGACATCGAAACAGGTTTCGATCAAGACAAAGGCTTTGCTGATCCATCAGATCCATTCAATCCCATCACAGCCATCAGTGTGTATTTAGACTGGATGGACAAACTGGTCACCTTGGTGGTGCCTCCTGCAGGCATGAGCGATGAAACTGCTGCCGAGATCGCACAACACTTTGACAACACATTTGTGTTCCGTGATGAAGGTCAGTTGCTGGAAACATTCCTTGATCTCATAGAAGACGCTGATGTGCTGTCAGGTTGGAACTCAGAAGGCTATGATATCCCTTACACTGTGAATCGTGTGACACGCATACTCAGCCGAGATGACACACGCAAGTTCTGTTTATGGAGCCAGTTTCCTAAACAGCGCACCTTTGAACGTTTTGGCAAAGAGTCAGAGACCTTTGACTTGATAGGTCGTGTGCATATGGACTATATGCAACTGTACAGGAAATACACCTATGAAGAACGGCACAGTTATTCCCTGGACGCCATTGGCGAATATGAACTGGGCGAGCGCAAGTTGGCCTATGAAGGCACGCTGGACAGTTTGTACAACAAAGATTGGCGTGTGTTCATAGACTACAATAGGCAAGACGTGGCCCTGCTGGCCAAACTGGACAAGAAACTTAAATTCCTAGACTTGGCCAATGAAATCGCACATGAGAACACGGTGTTACTGCCTACCACAGCAGGCGCAGTGGCTGTGACAGAACAGGCCATCATCAATGAAGCACACGAGCGTGGCCTGGTGGTGCCCAGCCGCAAACAGCGCCTCACCGACGATGACACAGCAGCCGCAGGTGCGTATGTGGCCTATCCCAAAAAAGGCTTGCACGACTACATTGGTGCGGTGGACATCAACAGTCTGTATCCTTCGGCCATCCAAGCACTGAACATGGCTCCTGAGACCATTGTTGGTCAATTGAGACCTACCATGACCGACGCACATCTCAAAAGCAAGATGCTGGCTGGCAATTCATTTGCTGCTGCCTGGGAGAATGTGTTTGGTTCCTTGGAATACACTGCTGTGATGAATCGTGAGCGCGGCACAGTGCTCACGGTGGACTGGGAAGATGGCACCAGTCAAGACCTGTCGGCAGCAGAAATTTGGAGCATGATCTTTGACAGCCACACGCCTTACTGCTTGTCAGCCAATGGCACTATCTTTACCTACGAGCGCGAAGGTGTGGTACCAGGACTGCTGGCACGCTGGTACAAAGAGCGTAAAGAACTGCAGAAGAATCTCAAAGAAGCCAAAACCAAAGAAGACATTGAGTTCTGGGACAAGAGACAGTTGGTAAAAAAGATCAACTTGAATTCACTGTACGGTGCTATTCTCAATCCTGGCTGTAGGTTCTTTGACAAACGCATTGGGCAATCAACCACACTGGTGGGTCGGCAAATTGCACGTCACATGGCTGCGTTTATCAACGAAGCAGTCACAGGCCGGTATGATCACGTGGGCGATGCCATTATCTACGGTGACACTGATTCCTGCTACTTTTCTGCGTATTCTACACTGAAGCCGCAGATTGAT